AAATCTCATAGCCATGGTGTTATCCTACTATGTTTCTAGATACAATACTTTTTGTTTCTTTGTTTTGTCTTGTTCCTAATCTGCTAGATTTAAATCTAGTAGAATTTAAAATCATTTGTGTTACTTCGGACAATTCAACAGGACTTGTATTACCTAATTTTTCAACAACTTCCTGAGGATTTACATCGTCAATTTTTGCTTGTCTTAAAATAATGTATGCTAGTTGTTCTGCAGATGCACGTTCGAAGCCTCTTTTTACAAAAAATGCAATAGTTGTATCATAGTCACCAACATTGAATTCAAACTCATTATCACTTTCGTGAGTTAAAGTTTTCATTGTATCTTTTAATTTTTCGTCTTCTTTATTAGGTAAATTTGAATAAAAAGTACTTGCCATTATATACCTTGACTTTCTGTTGCTATGGATACATCTTGTGTATCTCTATTAATTTTTATATATCCTTCATTTACAAGTTTTGTAATATTTGAAGTTGCTTTATTGTTATAAACATTTTTAATACTGTCACTTGCTGAAGCAAACTCAACATCGCTTTCTGCAACTGTTAAACCTTTTCTACTACCAACATCTTTGTAATACATATTTGATGCTATTTGATTTTTGACGTTTGGATTATTAGACACAATATTAAAACTTTCGCTTGGTGTAAGATATGTTTGTGTATCTAATTGTGAGTTTTGAACTACTGTGTTATCTTTGTTTTTCCCGTCAATTAATCCTTTTGCCGCGGCAATAGTTGTTCCTGCCAACACTGCTGTTGTTGCCGCATTACCTACAGAGAAATCTCCAACTGGATTAGCAATAGTTCCTGCTGAATCTCCAATTTTTTTAATTTCGTCTTTTACAATTCCGCCTAGTTCTTCTTTTAATTGGCCTTTCGCATTTTTAATTTTTCTTGCATTGTTGTATGTGTTAATACCTTTTAGTATTGTGCCTAATCCTACTCTGCCATTTCTAACATCTCCCATTACTGAACCGATACCGTCAATGATACCACCTGGTCCAAAAATAGAATTTGTACCGCCACCTAATACACTTAATGGTGATGGTGATTTATCATAGTGTAGAGATGCAAATCCTGGTACTCCGCCACCTTTAACTAATCCTGTATTGTATAAAACTGTTTCATAAAATACTTGCATTGTGTTTTGTAATAATTTTTGTCCATCTGCTTGATCGAGTGTATCGTGTGCCCAAGAACCAATTACAGGATTTATTAAACTAAAAGATGTAAATCTTTGTTTATGTAATACAAAAATATCAATACCTCTTAAGAAAGGTTTCTTTCTTTTTGTTGCAGTGTCCATACCAAACTGAGATGTAGTAAGTTTTGCATCATATTGAGTATCTTTGTTTTGTGTTCTCATTGATGGGTTTGTTGTTAACGAATCTGCTATATGATGTTCGTAATATGTTTTCCAAAAAGCATTCACAGTATCAGCATTATCGTCATGGAACGTAACATTGACAGGTTCATAACCAATTCTCGTTGCAAGATACATTTTTTTATTATATTGAATTTTTTCATCAACGTTCATGTTATATTTTGGCAAATCAATTGCCTTAACTAACATATTCAATTCTATTTTTTCGTTATTAGAAAATGCTTTTGAAACACCCGTCACTGACCAATCACAATCAATTACAACGTGATAAAGATATCCATGTTTGGGTGCTAATTTAAAATTATCATCAAAATATAATCTTGATGCATGACGGTAATCCTTCATTCCTGGAAGGCCGTCTGAGAATCCTTTTAAAAAATTATTGATACTTGGCATACACTTGTATTTATTGTCACAAAAAAAGCGCCTTTAAAGACGCTTTTTGTTAGATCGGGAGGTAATTATGATCTATAATTCTTAAGCAACTGTAATTGATGATGCCGCAACACAGTCTGAACCTCTAACATCAATGTTGTTTGGTCCTACTGCTGATCCCAAGTTTCTTACTCTTTGTTGAATATCAGCCGCTGTGTGATTTTTATCCATTATTAAGTGAATAACACCTGAGTTATCATTAACAACAAAATACATTAATGGATTTAATTCACCAATAATTTCTTCTACTGCTTCATCGATAGCATCGTCTTCTGCTCTTAAATCTATGTTTGAGTTAGAGTTGTTTTGTACAGTTAGTTTAAAACCACTTGCACCATGACTGTAAAGTGTTCCTGCTGTTACACCAAGTCCAAATATTCTAGTTTGTCCTGCCATTTTTTATACTCCTAACCTTATTGTCCACCACCAGTAGCAAGTGTACCAAGTGTTCTTGTTACTGCACTTCCAATTCCAGTACCTTGTGGTGTTTGTATTGCGTTGTCGTATCTGATACTTAACGAAATAGTTGCTGGATCTGAAGTGTTGTATGCTAATGTGTTGTAGTTAACTGATTCAACGTATGCACCATATAACTCAAATGTTTCTAATACAGTTGGCTCTGATGCACCTTGACCACCATCAAGAACTTCTGTTCTTGCAGTAAATTTGTAATCAATACCTGATGCCGCTGATGCCTGCTCAAAGAAATCAAATTGTTTCTGTACTTGTTCACCAACAAGTTTTGATACAGCATTGTTTACATCGTCTCTTAAATTCAATGTAATTGGGTTCCACGTATGTTTACCTGCCATGTAAACTCTTGAGTTGTACACGTCTAAAGTGATTTGGTCGAATGATAAATCCGGTCTTGTAACATCAACAACTTGTTTCGTTAGTTCGGATCTAGGTGTCGATACTCCAAAGTTTTCCAAAATAACTCTAAAACGATACTGTAATTTTGGCATTAACAGACCTTGTGACTGAGCACTCTGGTCGTTTGCTAAAGGTACTGTAAATTTTGATAGTGTTGATATTGACATATGTTCTCTCTCCTATTTATCTAAAAAATTAGGACCCTAATTTTCCAATTTCTCCTGTGTTTTTAATTCTCAATGGAATGTATATAAACTCAACTGATTTAACTGGCTCAATTGCTATGTCAACATACAATTCATTTCTGTCTATTCTAGTTGCTGTGTTGTTAGTTTCATCACAAACTACTAAGAAATCGTAAACTGCTCTTTGACCTGCTAATTCTAACAAGAATGATTCAATTGCTTGTTTGATTTCATTTCTTGTAATAGTATCATTTGGTTCAAAGATAAATGGTTTACCGATTCTTTCTAACTGTGTTCTTAAGTAAACTGTTAGTCTAGCAACATTTATTCTGTCAAGTGCTGAAGTTGAACTTGCCGCAACTTTAGTTAAGTTACCGTAGTTCATAATTCCTGCACCTGAGAAGAAAGTAATTGGATTGATTTTTGCTGTGTGCATTGAATCTCTCATACCTTCTGATATTGCTATTTGTTGAAACTCACCTTCTTTAGCATCAATGTATCCAACTGCTGTTGCGTTGTCAACAATACCTCTTCTTGTACCTGCTGGTGCAAACCAAGGAAATGCTAAATTATCATTGTTCGCTAATACTCTCATCATCATGTGTGATGGTGGAACAATAATTGATTTACCTGCGTTAGAAGTAGTTTTTCCTGATGGATAAAATACTCCCAAATATTCTGAACTTGAAACTAAACCGTCTTCACCGTTATCAGAAGCACCTGCTGAGTTTGCCGACCAGTTAGAAACTGATGTTGCTGAACCTTCTAATCTCATTGGTGTATCACCAACAACAAATCCTGTGTAGTTTCTGTCTGCGTTTAGATTTAATAAGTTTGAAATTGCTTCTGGGTATCCAGGGCAAGACATAACGTTAAATCCTCTTTGGTCTTCTCTAATTGCTTGGTTAGTGTCAATTGTAGATTTTAATTGTGCAGTAATAACTTTTCTTTGTGCTTTTCTTCCAAAGCATCCAGAACCGTCTGCATTGATTGAGTTTTTAGAAACCCATCTATCAGGGTGGTAAGTTGCTACTGATTCATTGTTGTATCTAATGTTACCTAGACCAGTTGCTCCACTTCCTGGATATGATGCAGTTGTTATATAACTGTTTTTGTATTCTTTAACATTGTAACCAGATCTTCTAGTGTTCCATAACAACATTGATTTTGGATATAGTTTTGGATTTGGTGCATCTGGATCTAAGAAAGAATCACTTAATAAATCTTTAATAGAACTTGCTGATCCAACACCGCCTGTTGATAAAGTATCTGCTCTTTCAGCCGCTGTGTGGTATCTTGCATCTGCAAAAACAATACCGTCTTCTGTTGTTTGGTCTGTGTTATCAACTAATTCCCAAGCAGGTCCAGTTGTTGTAACTGCTACACCTGATGTTGAGTTTGTTATAGTTGCTGTTGTATTCCATCTGTAAAGTCTTGGATAGTTTTCTAAATCGCTAGTATCAATCCATAAGTCATTGTCAACAAGTGCAGTACCATCTGATTGTTTCTTAGGTTCTGTTGCACTAAATTGTGGACCATTAGGATCTGTTG